ACAAGCCGAACGTGGCTAGTGCACCAGTAAAAATCGAAGCGACGAACGTGATATCGCCTGCTGTAGCTGACTTTTTAACCATAGGCAGCTCAACATAAGCTAATGTAATAATAAACCCTGACCAGATAACTACACCTAGACGCACTGCTGCACCTAGTACTGCCATCTGTTCTTCATGGTCATCTACATTTTCTTTGAGCTTTGTGAGGAGTCCTTTCTTTTCTGGCGGTTTTGTCTCCATTTGTTTATTTTACCTTGTATAAATTTTTGTGCTCTTTTTCTAATGTTTTCAATTAGAGGCTGAGTCAGCGTTGTAGCTGCTACAGCTGTTACCGCCGTTGTAACAGCAGTTACTACAACTTCTGCTGAAGGTTGAGGTACGGGCTGTTTAATAAACGGTATTTTTAAGGTAGGTGGTTCGGGTGGTTTTTCTTCTACAGTCTTGACTGGTTCCTCTTCCTGATCTCGTAGATCGCTCGGAGGAACTACCATAGGTTTATAATATGGTACGTCAGCTGTAGGTATAGGTATTTCAACAGTTTCTATCTTTTTAATATCAGGTAATACTATGGTAGGTATTTCTATGCTGCTATCTCCATTACTGTCATTGTAGACGTAGAATTATGTATATTACTGGAATACCATCTATTTAAATAACCAGTGCCAGATCCAACTTTCCAAAATGGCGAATAATATCTGCTAGCTGTACTTCCAGCAGTTTCTATTACTTGAACAATTTGCGACCACATAAAATCTTCACCATTAATAGTTGCACAATTATTACCATCAAGGTCACCATCTGTAAAACCGGTTGGTGTGTTTACCATTGTTGTTCCATCTTTTAAAATTCTTATAACTAGTACCTGATTATCAATAGATAAATATAAATTAGCAGTTACTATAATTTTACTTGATGCAGAAATTGGAGTAATAGTACATCTTAAATCAGTTGTTATTTCTCCCATGCTACTAGTAGAAGTAGTGCTTGCTGTTCCTAAAGCTGTTCCTGTAACAACTTGAAGTATTTTACCTGTACTTGTATTTGGAAACGTTACCTTACCATCTGAACTAAGCGTAATCCCGTCAGAACTAGCTGACGAGTTACGTATTGAGTCTACGATTATTCGTGACATTGTTTACCCTCCTATGGTTTGGGGTTATCTGCCTTTACCTTTGCAACGTGATCTTTCCATGTAGTAGTTCCGTTTACTGCGTCCCAATACTGCATGTCTAGTTGATCGCCTACAGAGGCGTAAGCTGCTGCTCTGTCAGACTTGTATTTGATTGCTGCTGCTGCATCGTCTAATGCTTTGCGAGCTGCTGCTACTTTGGCGTTGTCAAGTGTTACTGACTTACCGTCTTTATCGAAGGCTCCTTGGCCGTCGTCTATTGATACTACTGTGCCTGCATATGCAGAGTAGATTGCTTCATGATCTAATGCCATTGTTGTTAAAAAAAATAATTGTTGTTAAGCTGCTATTTCCATAGCTGTAATAGTGGTAAATGCTCTAGCAAAATAGATATTGCCATTATCAGTATCATCATCAGTTCTATTTACATAAAAATTATGAGGACCTTCAGTAAGAACTTGCATCTGATAAACTATTTGTTGCCCTACACTGTAAGAAGGTGTGTCTACAAATTGAACATTAAAACCTTGAGCATGACCAGTATTAATTAGACTGGTACCAAAAATGTTTGAAGTTACACTTTTTCTATTACTAGCAGTATCTCCTACTTTTATAGCTGCGGCAGTTCCTCCAGCAACGCTACGAGTAAATCTGACACCAGTACTATTAGAAGCGTGAGAAACCTTACCAAGACAGAACTGAACAAGAATTTTACTACTTGCTGCTGTTGGGGTAATAGTTGCAGTAAGTCCAGTTACATCTCCAAATGAACTACCATTATTTTGCCCTGAGATTGATACAGTACCAGTTATTTCATTAACTACAACTTGTAGAATTTTACCAGCAGTAGTTGTTGTAGCTACCGTACCATTTACATCTGGCAAAGTTAAGACTCTATGAGCACCACCTGTTGTTGATGCTGGAGCCTGTAAGGATACTGACCCAGAGGTAGATCCGACTAATTTTACAGTCATGCTGCTACCTCCATTATTGTTATTGTAGAAGTACCCCTACCATGCCATGAATTATCATCATTATTTCCATCTCTGTTTAAATACATTGTGCCAGTAGCACCTCTACCATTATGTAGTCGATAATCATATGTAATTTGGTTTGTACTTGCAGGGGTAAAATAATGGCTATGACTAATACAAGAATAAGAGTTATCCTGATCGTTAAAAGCACCCATACTTATTCTTCTTCTACCACCATCAGTATCGCCAATAGCACTACTTAATACACTACCACCAGCGTATAAAACTATACCAATTCTTTCGTTAGCATGAGAATTAGCTACCATTAAATTAGCCACTATCAGCAACTTGTTACTTGTACTTGTAGCTGTAAAATTCAATGATATTGCTGGCCCAGTAACATTACCAGCACTTTCACTACTTGAAAAAGTGTCAGTTTTTGTTGTTGAAGCAACTTGAAGAACTTTACCTGTATCTATACCTGTTAAACTTGAACCTGATATATCTCCAGTTGTTCCATTTAATATTATAGGCATTATATTATTACCCATGTTTCGCCAGAACCTACAGTGACTGTAGCTCCTGAGTTTACTGTTATGGGACCAAACGTACCAGCGTTCATATTATTAGTAATCGTATAGCTAGTAGTTACTGTTGTCCCATTCTCCCAAAAGATTTTGTCCGACCCACCGCCTGTTGCACCAGCACTACCTTCAGCCCATGTTAGACCACCAGCAGCACTAGACTTTGCAGTTAGTACATAATCATTCGTAGGAGTATTATCTATATTAAGATCGGCTTCTTTGATAGAACCATCTTTGATTCCGTCTCCACCTGTTATCTGTGTTAGTGCCATTACGCTGCTATCTCCATAAGTATAAGTGAGCTCGCTGTATTACCACCGTTAGCATCTTGATTGTATGGTCTATTTATGTATACATATCCGCCATCACTAGCTATTGATGCTTGTAGTTTGTAAGTTGTAGCTGATGTTGTGTTTGGAGTATCTAAAAAACTGCGTGAAAGTGGACTCATATAATAATCATCTTGTGCAGTTCTATGACTTACTGCTATTGTTACTTCCTCTCCTGTTGCTGCATCTCCTGTAAATAAAACAGTTGAACCTCTTAATATGTTTGCAAAAGCTCTTTTATGCGAAGTTCGGTTAATAAACTGACCTAATGATAATAAAATTAAAATCTTATTAGAAGATGAAGATGGAGTAATAGTTGCACTTAACCCTACATCAACCATTGTTTGCGAAGATGTTGTAAAACCAGAAGTTAATGTTCCTTCAACTACCTGTAAAATTTTACCTACACCACCTGACAAGTTAGATATAGTTGTACTTCCGTCAGCAGCTAAAACAATATTGTTAGAACCGGAGGAAGCATGTTTTAAATTTGTTGCGTTTAGAGTTGCCATTATGCTGCTACCTCCATTGCTGTAATTGATGAAATAACACCATGATGGTCTGCGTCTGTCCCTGCAAAGGGTCTATTAACATAAACAGTATTATTTATATGTGTTTCTGCAAATTGACATTTATAAGTTATAGCAGAAGTTGTACTTGGAGAATCTAAAACTTCAAACTGTACTTGAAAAACTTGACTTCTTCCAGAAGTTGTTGCAGAACCAGCGTTTAAAATTTTCATATACCCAGTACTATTGTCAGCTGTTGTGCCATCTGCTGTAGATTTTCCTATTTCTGTTGAATCTCTAAAAATTTTTAAAGTTCCAGTACCATTCAACTGAGTTCCCATTGCTACATATCCTCTAAATAAAATTTTATTTGAAGATGAACTAGGTGTTATAGAAATTGTAAGTCCAGAAATATCTACAAAAGTATCACCTGTTGTAGAGGCAGTATCAGTTTTAATTGTATTTTTTACTTGAAGAATTTTACCGGCAGTAGATGTAGTAGCTAACGTGCTATTACCAGTTCCGGGTACAGTCAGTTCAATAGCTGCATTACCAGTTGTACTAGATGGTCCTTTGATAGCAACTGTACCTCCACCGCTGTCTGCGGTTAATTTTAATTGACTCATACTGCTATCTCCATTGCTGTAATAGTTGATGATCCATGAAACCAACCGTTATCCCAAGTTCTGTTAAGATACATAGTTCCTGAGTGCATGTGCCATTTAATACCATATGTAATTGCACTTGTTGTGTTTGGCGAATCTAAAAATGAAAAAGTACCCGGAGTGTACTGAGAGCCTCCACCTATAGCAAAGTAACCATGTACATCATTATCTACAACACTTGCATTGCCTATTTCAGTTGCACTTCCACCTACTGTTCTTGTTAGTCTAAAATTTCCTTCTGAACTTGAAAAACCCAGATATAAATGACCTGTATATAGAATTTTACTACTTGTTGCAGATGGTGTAATACTAACTGTAAAACCTGATATATCTGCAAAACTGCCTGAGCTTGTACTTGCAGTATCATTCTTAAAAGTTTGTTTTACTTGTAAAATTTTACCACCAACTCCTGTTGCTAAATCAGCACTTTGTATAATTCCGTCTGGTAAACCACCAGCCGATATACCGGATACTGTGCCAGACCCGTTTAATGTTATAGGCATAATTTATACGATTGTCCAGTTTTCTCCAGTACCGATTGTTACAGCAACACCATTATTGATTGTTACAGGACCAGCTGACATTGCGTTGTAGCCGTTTGTAATAGTATAGTTGGTTGTTACTGTTTGACCATTTTCCCAGAATATTTTATCTGTGCCACCACCTGTAGCTCCAGCTGCTGATTCGACCCATTCCATACCATTGGACGTATATCCAAGTACTTTGTCTGTGCCAGAGGGTGCTGCATGTATGTCTAGTTTAGCTTCTGTTATAGTATCATCAGCTATGTCACCATTGACAATAGTACCATTTACAATCTTAGCAGATGTAACTGTATCGTCAGCTGGTGTGTTTATACTTATTGCGTTTCCGAGGGTAAGAATAAAGAAATCAGCACCATTAGCAGGGGCACTGGCAAATATAATATCGTTACCATCAATAGCAAATCCTTCGCTTGGACTGGTTCCACTATTAGGTTTCTGAATGACTCCATTGATGCTAACAAGATGTGCTTGAGCATTTGAACCGGGGTTTGATAATGTGAATCTTGTAGCAGAACCGTTGAAGGTTGCACTACCACCGCCTGAGCCACTAGAGCTAGACAGTGTGTTGATTGCTATGGTTTGAGATCCAGCTGCTGCCCAGCTTAGATTACCATTAGCATCTGTTTTTAGAAACTGACCACTTACTATGTTAGATGGTAATGTCAGTGTATAACTTTGTGCAGCACTATGAGGTGGTGACTTAATCTTGACACCATGACTGTTTGCTGAACAGTTAAGTTGCAATGTACCATCTGCACCGCCTGCACCTTTGATTTCTACAACACCTGTGCCATTAGGTGTTACTTTAATATTACCGTTAGTTGTGCTTGTAGTAATCTCATTTGCCTGTACGTCCAAGTTACCACCAAGCTGTGGTGTAGTATCATCTACTATATCTTGAGTTGGTGTTGTAACTGTAACAAATTCTAGTGCATTACCAGACGAGTTTACCTTTACTGTTTTACCAGCTGCACCTGTAAAGTTGGCTGGTGTATCACCTAAACCAACAAAATTAGTAGCACCAGCACTAGCAGATATGCCTGCTAGTTTGCTTTTTTCTGCATCTGTAAATACATTACTGTCTGATGCAGCTGCTACGGCTGCTCTAATCTCTGCATTAGTCTGATCTCCAGTAGCACCAGCTTCAATACCATCTAGCTTGTCGTGATGGGCTGTTGACATTACACCAGCAGCAGAGCTTGTTGCTTCGCCTATTGTTGCGTTAGTTCCGTCACTACTATTTATAGTAACTGAGTCAGTAGCTGTAGAAGTAGTAAGGTTTGTTGTTACGTTTGTAACCTTTGCATTGTTAGCTGTTATATCAGATACAATAGAGTTAGCTAGTTTATCTGTAGTAACTGCGTCGTCAGCTATCTTAGCTGTCGTGACATTACCATCAGATATTTTGGCTGTCGTTACTGCATTATCAGCTATCTTTCCGGCTACTATAGCATCGTTAGCTATTTTAGCTGTAGTAACTTGTAAGTCATCTATATGTTCAGTATCTATACTGCCAGCTGCGTAATGCTCTGAGTTAACTGCATCGT